ACAACGCATTGTGTCCTATTGCAATGTTTCTTCCGTGCTCGTCTTCACTGCTTAAAGCATTATAACCTATAGCTACATTTCTTGTACCTGTTGTTAATGCGTCACCAGCCTGTCCTCCTATTAAATTGTTATAAACTCCTGTTGAAATAGCTATACCAGCTTGATAACCAATAGCTATATTATAGGCGTTAGAACCAACGTTTTGTACTTTTAAAGCTTCAGCACCTATAGCTATATTTCTACCATAAGTATCTTCTGCGCTTAGAGCAAAATGACCAACAGCTATATTACCATTACCTGTAGTTAAAGCATCACCAGCAGATCTACCTATTAAAATATTGCTTGCTCCTTCAGTTATAGCGCTACCAGCTAAACTTCCTATAGCAACATTAGCATCTCCAGAGGTTAAAGCATCTAACGCGCCTATACCTATACCCGTGTTATTTAAAGCATTGCTTAATGTGCCAGTTGTACTATGCCCAATAAGTAGTGAACCTGTAAAGTTTGTACCTTCTATTTTATGAAACAAACCACCTGTACCATCATATAATTCTGTGAAATTATCGTTTGTTATATCAAATGCCGCTCGCAGCGTAGATCCGGTTCCGTCGTTTGCTGCAGATCCTATGTTAATAATTTGTTTAGCCATTTATTCGTTTTTAAATTCTTTTATTTCTTTATGTGTTTTTTTAACTGCGTTTAATTGTTACATTTGGTTAGCATCAGCTGTAAACAAAGTTGAGTCAGCTTTTATTTCAGTGTAGTCTGCAAATAAATTAAATGCGCTTATTCTAGTATCAGCGTTAGTTATCTGTTCGCTATACCCTACGTTTGCTCTTATTCCTATTAAAGGCATGTCTTAGTATATTGCCATTATATCGTCAGCAGTAGTACCTGTATTAAATACTCTGTCAACTTCAATTGGTAAGAAAGATCCAGCTGCTACGTTTTGAAAAACTATTGGTCTGTATATTTCATACTTTTCACCACTAGCCATTATGTTTGCGTTAGAATTAGCAACATCTACTAAGCTAAGTCTAGTGTCATCTAATACAGCGTCTACAAAAGCAACTGTACCATCAGTAGTATTTATTACAAAGTCTCTAAGTTGAACTGTTTTAGTAAAATTTTGAGCAGAATCAACCAACTCATTTGAAGTAGTACCTGTAGCTGTTCCAGATTCTATTACATCTTTTTGCCCAGCAAAATTAACCATAACATTACCAGCTGTTCCAATATAAAGACCAGCACAATTATGCAAATCTGCTTTTAAAACAGTTGTGCTAGCTGTTGATGAACTAGTTAGTTGTTCTAAGCTTTTTGTATCATTTAAATAGTTAACAGCAGCACTACCAATAGTACTACCATCTTTTAAAAGTACAGCTTTTCTAACTGTTTGTACACCTGGTTTTCCTGGTGACCTGTAAGTATTTGGGCTATTCGTTATATCTCCGTATGCCATTTTAAATTTGTTTTTTTATTATTATCTATTTTTATCTTTGTTGACTAAATTTATAGCTTTAATCATTACTTTATCTGAGTAAGATCCACCTTCCATTATTTTATTTCTTCTAATACTAGTTGGTAAATCTTCTGTTCCTAATAACATCCTGTATATTCTACTAATAAGTTGACTACACTTAAACGATGTTTTATATATTGTATATTTTTGAGTAGTGTTATTTCTTTGTCTCCAAACAGTTATCCAGTCGTTACGTCTTAAACGCTCCCACCTATTCTTATCCCATGAAAAAGTATAAACTCCGTCAATATAATCTTTTCTTGTAAAAAGTTCCATACAGTCAAAGTAAATTAGAAGTTCTAGATCAGCATCTTTTAAATTGTATGTTTTACAAGCCCATTTACGTATAATACGATAATGCTTTAACAAACCTATGCTTCTAAGATCTTTAGCTTCTAATTTTCTCACAAGACTATAACAACGTCCTGTTGTTTTATTACAAGAAATATATCTTCATCTATTTCTATGTTAAACCCAGCGTGTTTGTCGTAATAAATTCTATCATCAGTTTTAACACCTTGAATTAAATCTCCTACGCTTTTTACAACACCTTGTCTATATCTTATGTCTTCTTTTATTTTATCTGTAAGAAGTAAACCACCTTTTGTTTTAGTAGCTTTTTCTTTTATTTCTTCTATAACTAAGTAATTACCTATCGCTCTCATTCTTCTCTCATATTACTAATCACACAATCAGTTGATAATATTGTCGAGGCAACAGATACTGCATTTTTTAATGCACTTTTAGTTACTAGTAAAGGATCTATAATACCTTCTTTAATCATATCAACTGTTTCACCAGTTACTACATTGATACCTTTACCTTTACCTTTTTGCGGTACGTATTCCAACCCAGCATTTTCAAGTATAGTTTTATATGGGCTTTTTATTGCTTCTATAAAAATACTATTACCGTCGCTTTTGCTTTTAATACTATTTGCAGCATTTAATAAAGCAACTCCGCCACCAGGAACTATACCTTCTTTAATAGCAGCTTTTGTAGCGTGTATCGCGTCATCAACTCTATCTTTCTTTTCTTTTAACTCTACATCTGAATTAGCACCTACAGATATAACCGCAACATTACCAGATAATATAGCTAATCTTTCTTGTAGCTTTTCTGTTCTTAAGCTAGGATCTGAAGATTTTAACTGCTCTTCAATATCTTTTATTCTAACTTTAGCTTCTTCTGGTATTTCAGCTATTTTTAATACTGTAGTTTTACTGTCAGATACACAAGTTTCACACTCACCTAGCATATCAGGTGTAATTAAATCTACATCATCACCATATTCTTCATTTATATGCGTTGCTCCTGTTATTGCAGCTATATCATCTAAAAAATCTTTTTTCCAGAAGTTAAAACCAGGTGGTGCAACCACACTAGCTTTAATATTACCTTTTATCTTGTTCATTACAAGAGCAGCCATTGGTTGCTTTTCTAACTCACCTATAATAAGTATTGATCTATTATTTTGAACAGCATATTCTAATACAGTTTGTATTTTTCTAACTATGCTTATTGGTGAACTTACTAGTAATATTAATGGTTTTTCTAATGTTACTGTTTGTTTAGCTGTATCTGTAACAAAGTTAGGATTAGTATATCCTTGATTTATCTGTGAACCTGATACAACTTCAACAGTTGTTTTCTCTGATTTACCATCAACGTCCATCATCACAGTACCGTTTTTACCAACTTTTTTAAAAGCTTCACCTATAATAGATCCAAGCTCTTTATCGTTGTTTGATGATATTGTTGCCACTTGATCAATCATATCACCTTCAACAGGTACTTTAATATCTTCAAGATACCTAATAGTATTATTGCATGCTATTTGAATATCTTCTTTTATTTTACGTAAGCTATCACTTGTTTGCTTGCTATTAGCTTCTTTTAATAAACTATGAGCTAAAACAGTAGCAGTTGTTGTTCCATCACCTGCTTCGCTTACAGTTTTTCTAGCTGCTTCTTTAATTAATGTAGCCCCTATGTTTTCAACAGGATCTCTTAAATTAACAGAATTAGCTACGGTTACACCGTCTTTTGTAATCATAGGTCTTCCCATGAAGTCTTCTAAGATAACACACTTACCGCTAGCTCCTAATGTGGAGCTAACAGCTTGTGTTAATTTATCTATCCCAGCAAAGACTTTATCTTTAGCATTACTACCAAAGCTTAATGTCTTCACAATGTCTTGTGGATTTTGCATTTAATTTAATTTAATTTAGTTAATGTTATTTAAAAGTTTTAATAACTTTTGGGCCATTAAGAAACTCTACTTTTTTTCCGTAGTGATCTACTGATCCATCGATAGCAGCCTCTGCTCCTTCGATTGTTTCTCTTCTGGTTACATCAATCCAAGTATCTTCTTCCTTTGGATGTTGGTACTCGGTTTGGTAAAAACCATTTGGTAGCTGAGTTATTCTCCAGCTTGATTTGTCAGCTAAATGCTTCCAAACCTCTACGGTTTCTTTGGAAATTTGTGGTTGACTATTCCACGTTTTAGTCGAATAAAAAAATGTCATTTGGTTTTGGTTTTAAATTTAACATTTGGTTTATGCCCTTAACCGGGCCGGTTATTTTTTCTTTTTGGTCTTACGTTTTTTCTTTTTGCCTTTTTTATTTTCGTTTCTTGATGCCCAAACTGCTTTTCTTTGAGCCGCGCTTTTATATCCCATAGTATATATCACTTATTCTCCACAAGGTTTACCCGTGGCTATATTAACCCATCTTTCTTTTTGAAACCAATCGCGTAGTGTAGCACCTTTTTTACGAGCACCTTTTACATTAGATTTACTAGACCTTTTATATTTACCTTGAGCAGCAGCAGTACGCTTAGCACGTATTACTTTCTGCCTTTCAGCTTTGCTCATGCTTTTGTATTTAGCGTATGGTAAACAAACTTTTTTAGTACCACCGCCTTTTATCTTACTCTTAGGCATTACTTTTTCTTTTTACCTCCAAATTTACTTGGGCCTCCAGCTTTTGTACATCTTACACCCCAACCAGAAGCATAAGCACTAGGCCAAACTTTAAATTTTCTTTTTGCTGCGGCTTTGCAAGCTGAACTAATTTTTCCCATTATTTTTTTTGTTTTTCGTCTCTTTCTTTTTTGTTTTTACGAAGTCTTTTTATTTCAGTTTCATATTCTTTTTTACCTAAACCATCAAATCTACCACCTTTAACTGGAAACTCTGTTCTTTCAAAAACCTCTTTTTTACCAGTCATCATTGGTTTGATAGCGTTTGGAGTATTATACATATAAGGAACTTCAGCTCTAAATGGGCCTGGAGTATTTCTTGTTGCTGACTCTCCTCCTAGTTTCATCTTATAAGATCCTTTATTCATTCGTGGCTTATACATCATAGCTTTACTTGTTACTGGAAAACTTTTTCCACCTACTTCAAAAGAATCTTTACCAGCTTTTACAGCTTCTACTCTTTTAGCGTTAAAACTCATAGGGTGATGAGCATTGGGTTTTTTATATCCTGGCATAATTTATTTTTTAATAGTTATTTTTTATATGGAAACATCATGTTCATAGCATCACGTCTACCTTCGCAGCCACAAGGTATATTTAAACCTTGACTCACAACATCTACCATTTTTTTAATACCTGTTGCTTTTGTGAACTTATGTACACT